TAGAACCCGCTTCATGTTTTTCTCCTCCATGGTCATAACATATCAATATATTATACTCCAATTCACTATGGATTATCAATTATTTCACAATTATTATTATACTTGCAATTAATATTAGTTGCGGTAAATATTACTTCTCATATTTTACCACATTTTACAATTAGAATTTGACGAATATTTGACGAAATAAAAAAGAGGGTAGCAATTAAGCTACCCTCTAATACGTTTAGTCTAATTCAATTAATCGGTGTAGTTCGCCATTTACGAACCACATTTCACACGTTACGTTATCGCCGTCTTTTAAAGTGGCCATGTATAACCCCTCTTTGTTTGGTTGAATATCTTCTGCAAATTGATGTGTTTTTCCTTCAAATGTAAATACTTGTGCCATAATGTTTTCCTTTCAGTTACAAAGTAATAAATTTTCAACTGTCAATTAACAGTTGATTGTTGCAATCCGTGCAACTCGGAGATATTTAGATCACCATTCCTTTACTGTGTAAAGTGCGCTACCGCCCTCTAAATGTTGTCCATTGAAATGTGTTAACACTTCAAATTTACCTGCTTGATAGCCTATGGTTTCATAGGCCTTATTATCTATCAAAGTAACACCAGCTTTTATCTTGTGTCCTTTGTTTAGATTGATTTTGTACACATCGACTTTCTGTTCATTGGTGTTAGCAACTACTGCGGTTCTATCAGATTTTTCCGTTGCTGCTTTAGGTACATTAGGATTGCTATGTGCAATATCCTGTTTAACCTTTTCTGCAGCCTTTTCTACAGTCGGTGCTTGCATGTAGTATGTCGCTACTGGTTGAGTACTTTCCTTTTTGGAAATAACTTCTTGTGCTTCCTGTTCAGTAACATGGATTGCTTTTGACAACTCATGAGGTGATTTCGCCTGTTCTTGTGTGAGTACAACAGGCTTTTCTAATTGTTTTTGTTTGTGATGATATATTACCACACCAACAATAGCGATAAAAACGCATAGGATAATCGCTACGGCTATTTTGTAGTGTTCCTTGATACTTTGTATCAACTTACTAATTAACATGGCTTATACCTCGTTTAATTCGTTTTGTAGTATTTCCAACGCTCTAAACTTTTCATCCGCAAAGCGTTCATTCAAGTTATCTCGCAATGCACTATTATTCCATGCAGTAGTCATGCACACATCATAAATACAAGCGATGATGTCATAATCAAAACGTTTATCATCAACGTAGGATAGATTAGGCAATTCTAAATTTAAAGCCTTTTCCATTAGCTTTAATGCATCGTGGAACATATCAATGATATTACCTACACCATATTGTACTGTTCTACTCCATATCACATCTTTCAATGTGTCAGAGTGTTTATCCACATTGAACAGGTTATCTTGTAATAATTTACACGCTACATCATAGTATTTAGCTTTGATGTAGTCATGTTGCATTTGTGCAAATCCTTGTCTATCAATAGTGCCTAGTTCTTTCCATTGGTCGATAAATTCATCACTATTAATTTCACCGCTATCTACCAATGCGCTTGCGTAATCTGTGTAAAATCCGCCTTGCCGTAATCCCCAACCTAGAAATTCATCAACGCTACCGCAATTACTAGCTAATTGATATGTGCCGTAGGAAATACCGCCTGCATCATTAACCCCACTCGATACACAAGCAGGGTCTCCATTACTTTCATATACAGCACTCAATCTCCCTAATTCATTCATTTCTCTAACTCCTTTTTTTCGGAAACACTACCCTCGTTCATATACTGGGAACGCTTAACACCACCAGTAGCACCGATATAACCGCCTAATACACCGACTATTACGCTTGCCAAGTCTTTTTGTTCAAGATAGATAGTCATGATTAACGCACTAGCCAAGGCAATCAGCGTAATCATATCCTCATAGTTAATCTTCATTTAATCGCTTCCTTTACCGATTTAACGAACCCTATCACTTGTTTAAATAGCCCTATCGCACGTTTAAACCACCTCGTTTCTACTAATTCGAGTTCTATCATGTTTTCTACACAACTTGCTAACTCGATAAATATAGGTATCAAATACATCAAAGTGCTTAAGAATACATCTACCTTACCTAGTACAGGTACTTCTACATCTGGTAGTGTCAACAATATAAATGACAATAAAAAAAGCCATGGATATGATTTGACTAATTTCTTAGTCATATCCGCTCGTAGCTTACCACTTACTAGAAATCTATGTTTTTTACCATTAATTTCAACTGGTGCCCAACCTCGCCATGCAATAGCTAGAATAGTGTTCTTGATTGTAATTTCTCTATTCGTGGCTAGGTTATAGTTGCGTGCCTCAACTAAGACACGCAAGAAAGTATCAACAAATACCAATACAACACTTGTGAATATAGCTAGTGAAATTCTAACTGCCTCACTCGCATTAAAAAGTTCGACCATAAAAGGTTGAGGAAAAATTTCAATCATGCTTACTCTCCGATTCGCTCTATTTGCTTTCATCTAATTCCATCAAATCATTATGCACACACCCTTCTGTTGGACATGTTCCATCCGCATTTAGAGTTGCCCAACAGTACTCACAAAAATGCATTACTGGAACTTCACTTTTAATTTCCATAATTATTTCACCGCCTTAATCTTAGCAATCATTTCAGCTTGCAACGTTTTATATTGCGTTTGTAAGTCGCTAATATCACTATTAGCCAATCGTCTGCGCAATACTGCTTTATCAAGCACATCAAATCTTTTATCGTAATATGCTTTAATTTCAGCTATCTTTTCAGCCTTTGTCTTTTCTTGCACCTCTACAGGAATATCAACGAATTTATCGTTAATATATGCCTTACCGTTTGTAAATTGCGCTTGCATATCACTATCACCTGTTATGATATTAGCAGTTGGATATTCCTGTTTCGCTAATTGCTTTGTTTCTTCTAATGTGTCGGCATGAATACCGACTACATAAGATGTTTGGCGAACGCCTTTTTCATCTAATACAAATAAATACATATTCTTGTCCTTTCTTGGAGGTTATTAAAATCCAATCGAAATAACCGATAATCTAAACCCTTTATAACTCCAATCCCAATTTGTCCAACAATGGAATGTAAGTTCACTGAGGCTAGATTTATCTGGAGCATAATTTATGTCGATATACGTCCAACCATTAGCTAAATTTGTTTCTGTTGAGCCTAATGCGACCATGCATTTTGATTTGTAAGCAATAGGCAATCTATACTTATATTCTTTGCCAACAAGCACATTATCGCTATAATCAACTGATTGTTTTCCCCCTTGAATAATTAATCCACCAAATAACTTGCCAAAACTGATATACCACGCATTTTGATTAGATAAATCATATCTCACGCCCAATTTTTGTAATGTTTCATCACCCAACGCTTTAATTACATCATCAGCATCCTTAATTTTCAAATTGCTTAATAATGTTTTTACCAATGCTAGGGTCGGTGCTTTTGGTTGGCCCTCTGTATTATCAACTGTGGTCAACATATTATTGACATGTTGGATAATAGCATTGAAACGATTGTCATGAGCGGTGTTGTCAGTATTATGATTGTTAATTTCTTCAACTGTTGCTAATCGTGCAGTATTGATTGAGTTTTGATAGTCCTTGTTTGGATCACCAACATAAATATCAACTTTGTGTCTTTTGTTAGGTTGTATTGTCAGAACCGCAAAATAGAATTTACCATTGCAATATGCTATATCCTCAATTTCTTTAGCCTTATTGATTTCGATAATTTGTTTGACTGTTCCGAACGGTGTACATTCTACCAAACTACCGAGCGTTGCACTCATGATGCAACCGTTAAGCATCAATGCCCCATTATTATTAAAGTCATCATATTGGTAATCAATTTGATAGGTTTTTATTTTTTGAAAATCATCATTGTACAAGTTGACTTCACGCAATCGTTGTTGACCGCTAATCGGTACGATGCTTACATAGGTTCGTGTGATAGGATCATATCCGATATTAAATACACGTTCATTCAATGTAATAGTCTTTTCAAATGTCATAGTATCCGCATTAAATACAGATAAGTTATTCCCATTCTTCAAACCATTAGCAAGATAAATTTTGTTCGTGTTTTTGTTGTAACACATAGTGTTACAGTGGCCCATTCGTTCTTGGTCGCTAAACTTATATGTACCTACAATTTCGAATGTATCTGGATTGAGTTCATATATATTTTGCTTTGTGCCATCACTATTAATACAAGCTAACACAAATACATTCTTTTTATCGTTGTAGGTAAAGCCTTGACATTGGTTGACTTCATCACCATATCGGATATTTTTAACAAATGCGATATTGGATGCACCTTTTAACATCGGTGTTTCAGTAGGATAGAATGGTTTGATATTGCTATATGTTCCCATATCCATAACACTATCAACAGTATCAAATGAAACATGTTCATTCACTTTGTAGATGCCATTAGGGATTAACAATATTTTGTTTTTCAAATTATCATTAGCACGTTTGAACGCTGCCGTATCATCCGCTACACCATCACCAACTGCTCCAAAGTCTTTAACAGATACGATGCCATATAGGCTATCTTTAGTGATAAACTTTGTATCTGCTTCGGTTTTTGTAATCAAACCACCGCCATGAGGCAAGGCGATTTGTTCCGCTTTATTGGCTGCGACTTCTGCACGTTCCGCCGCATCTGTTGCTTTAATTGCGTTACTTGCGATTGATGTTTGTTTATTGTCAATGTCTGTTTTTAAATTGCGTGCTTGACTGACTAACTCATTAATATCACGCTTATCTACAGTTGTTTGTCCTGCATATGCTTTTGCATCTGATACTAACTTTTCTGCTTTTGTTACATTAGCACTAGATGTATCAAGTGCCGTATTGCTAGTTGCTAGCTTATCATCAACTGTACGGCTTAATTCTGTTATTTCACCGCCTAATGTTTTAATTGTTTCCGCGTTAGCATTGATAGCATCGCTTTCTGCTTTGATTTTTGTATACGCATCAATCGCATCATTTGCTGCCTTTGTCGATGTATCTACAATCTTACGTGCAACTGTAGTTGCATCCTCATCGCTACCCACACGGATTAATAAGGCTCTATTCATCTTCTCCTGCATTTCTTGCAAAATCAATGTTACCTTATCCGTCATGTGTTCAATATTTTGGAAAGGATATTCGTCAGGCAAATCAGTATCCTGTTTAATTGGTGTTCTACGTTCAAGAATAATTTTGTGAGTATTATCTAATGGATCACCATCAGCAGGATATGTTAATATTTTGTTTTCTTTATCGTAATCGATATTTCCTGTTTGCACGCTTTCAGTGCCGTTAGCATCAACAATGATTAAAGCTATATCTTCAACCTTATTAAAATCATACGGCCATATCCATTTCTTGTTCGCTCCATCACATTGATAAACTACACTAGGTTTTTTGACCTCTGGTATCATATTTGTTCCCCTTTCTAATTAAACAGGACCACCCATAATTGAGTGGTCCTTATTTATTAATGCTTGTCTTTCTTTTTGGATTTTTTATCTTTTAGCTTTTTATCTAAAATGATAGCCATAATCACATCTTCTAATTTAGCATCTGTATCGGTTAGTGCAAATTTAGACATTGTCCACAATCCATCGGTTATAGTATCACTAAATCCTGTGAGGCGATTTGATACTTGCGATAGGCTGCGACCTAAATCAGCACCATCTTTTTTGTCCGATGTAATAGCACCCATCACATCATATAGTTTTTCGATAATGGATAGACCTATCACCGTATTCCCTTTACTGAATACCTTTTCACCCAAGATGTATTTCATACCCATATTTGATATATCACGAATAATAGGTACACCCATCATTGCTTGTGATGCGGTTTCTTCAATAAACGATTTTGCTAAATCTTCTGGTGTGTCATCATCACCATTCGTCATAGCTTTGTACACCATCATGCCTAATGCTGGCATAGCTACTGTCCACCATAACACACGCACAAATTGCCAATAGTTGCCTTGGTCTTTCCGTGCATAGTTGCCCTCTGCGATGATATTGTAAAGGGTATTCGCATAAGAATAGAATGGTACGAACAATTGAACCCATGCATCTCTTGAACGTTGAATAGCTGCACTATCTTTTGTATCACCACTACCGAATATATCTCGTACCGCTCTATCACCAGCACTTATCGCCTCTTGCTCTACAAATTCAGCGGTTAGTCCCTCTTTAGATTGTAGTTCAAGTATTTTTTGGTCATAGGCAAATTTCCATACAGGGATAGATAGTGCAAAATCGGTTTCGGTTAGAAGCCTGAACCCCATTTGGTTTATATCGTCTCTGACTTCACCCAGTTGCTCTAACTTATAACCACCGATATTTGTATCACCAATGCGTAAGCCTTTACCCTCAATAGATAGCCCTTGTTTCAAGTCCTTATCTAGTGTTTGAACACGTTCCCTCATGAATATAGATTGAGATAACACAAAATCACGTGTCGCATTATATGTTGATGTTCCGTATCCGTAGAACCCAGCACCAGCACTATAAATGGCTTTAAGTGTATTCCCCACACCGATACGATACATAGCAACTGGAATGTTCAACGCATTTTGCAACGCTACTGGTATACGGCCTGACATAACTGCTGTTGTAGTGTTTTTCTTAAGGGTCATTAATAACTTTCCGACTTCGCTCATTTTTGCTGCTTCATCTTTCCAGTTATCACGGACCCAAGTTCGCAAGAATTGGTAGGTTTCCATACCAAATTTATCAACGATATATTCTTGGAAACGGCTATTACCTATCAATTTATTTACATCTGTTACAGCTTTACGCATAGTAACGTGGTTAATAGCTTCCGTAATAGCATTAGGAATAACATCGAAATCAAGCATTAAGGATTTACCTTTAACTACATCCAAACGTGATTTAGTAGCACCCATGCCTGTACCAAAGATTGCATTACTAGCAATCATCGTTTTAGCAATATTCTCTATTTCAAAATCAGATACTTTAGCACTTACTTTAGGATTGTACACAATAGGGAAATACTGACCTTGTATTTCTCTACCGCCAATTGTGAATGTAATACCTTTTTCTTTCTTCAAAGGATTACCATACAATTCCTCTTGTACCTTACTACGCTCTTCGTAGAATGAATTGATATGTTCCCATGTACGAATTACAAATTCCCAGTCCTTATCGGTCATGTATTCTTGGAGCGCTCGTTCCATTTCTACTTCATTACTTTGGATAGTTTCCAATGCACGTTGTCTATTCTTTTCTGTACCCCAATTCAAGGCAAGCATGATGATTTGCTCTTTGGTAACATTGCGTAATTCGCCTACGTTATATAGATGATCATTACGAACATCAAAGAGTTGTTTCTTAGAATATACCGCTTTTACATCTCTGGCCAATCTATACATAGATTTTTCTTTGTACTCATTGAATTTTCGAGTAGCTTTATCGATTGGGTCGTAGATATACCGCACCGCCACACCCTTTTTACCGCCATCTAATCTACGCAAGAATATTTCGACTTTAAGCAACGCCAAATGGAAGTCGTTTGTTTTATTAGATAATGCATCAACTTTACTACGATTGTTGAGTTCATTGAATACATTCCCATTATCTCGGCCAAATGTAGCGGATGCAGTTTCTATGATTTGAGAAATCGCATCATCAAATGTAACGTTATTTCCTTTTTCATCGATTAGTGTGCTTCCATCATATTGATTTCTACCATTCTTGTACATCCCTGTCATAAGTTCCTCTAACTGTTCGAGTTCGCTCATTTTAAGAGTACTAAACGTTCTAGGTGATTTAGCATCGAACATTTCGTATATCCATTGTTCAAGTTGTACAGTCGCTTCCTTATCGCCCATAATGTCAGCATCTGCATCTAAGGCTTTAATCACTGCCATCATATCAAAGCCATCAACAGGTTTTAAGCCATCATACTTAGTCAATCCCATTTGATATGCCATATGTGTGTAGAAATAACGCATGTTAGGCTCAATCATGATAGGGTTTTGACTTCGTGTCATTCTGCCTAGTTGGTCTAATAGTTTAGTGCGTAGTTTCTTAATAGCCTTAGAATTTTCAAACGCTACTCTTGCCCTTGCTTGATTAAGCATTTGAGATTGTTTAGCATATAATGCTTCGTCAACTTTACCAACAGCCAATGCACTATCCGCTTTCTTGCCGTCTCTTACGGCTTGATTTTGATACTTTTTATACTGACTAGCTTGAGATAATGTCAAATCACCTAATTCATTTTTAGCACGTTCCATGTATTTCGGAATTGTACCAAATCCACCATCACGAATTGCACGAACCGCATCAATGCGTTCTTGTAACTGTGCTTTTAGACTTTCAATCTTATCTTGTGCAGTATCAAGTTCTTTAGCAGTACTTGCTAACTCTTTAGATACTTTCGCCGCATCGTTTGTAAGTTCTTTCTCGATTGGTTTTAGTTCCTCATCAAGATTTTCACTACTAGGGTCTAGTTTTTGTAGTTTGCTTAGTAGTTCCCAGTTTTTCGCCAGTTCCTTATTGGTATGTGCCTTAATCAAGCGTGCTTCCTCTTGAGTAAGTTCCATTTGTCCTTGATTGGTTAGTAGCATTTCTTCGGCTATTTCTTGGTTAGATTTGCCTGCGTTTGGATCATTAACAAACTCATTTCTAGCGTTTTCCATTTCCTGTGCTACTGCTTCATCGTAAGTACTGCCAGCTTCCTCACGTTCCGCCTTTTCTAATCCCTCAATAGTTCGATATTGAGTATTCTCCAATGCACCATCACCCAATGCCATGTATCGTTGATGTTCTTTATAGATAGGATATTCTTCGATTAATCGTTTTTCTATTGCAACTTGTACATCGTATTTTACATCTTCCCATTCTTTAATAGGTCGATTATCTAACTCTTTCATGTACTTACGCATTACACGTTCTTTTGCTTTTTCTTTAATATCAGCGATGTATCCTTGCACTCGTGCCTGTTCGGTTTCGCTCAATTGTTGATACAATTTTGTATTTTCAAATTGCTCTAATGCTTGTTCATGTGCGTAGTTTTCAATATCATTTTGCGTAGCTATCATGCGTGCCATTATATCTTTAATGTCAGATGGTACTTCACCACCTAAACGTTGTACACTACGATAAATACGAGTTAACCATTTAGAGAATTGACGGAATACACGTTGTAATCCTTTTGTTGGTGCTTCACCACTTCGCAAGTAGCTTTCCCAACCTCGTGCGAATTTCTCATGTGCTTTGGTATTGTCTACGTTTTCGCCATCAACCCAACCGCTCCACTCTTTGAGTGTGTTCCAATCATCAAGTAATTGTTTAGGTGCATTGTCCATTGATGCTAGTTTTTGAATGTCGTCAAAGAATACATGGCCCATTTCATGTAAGAATGTACTTCTATCTGCGGTTTTGAAAATGCTGATAATGCGTTCACCATCGCTCATGATTTCAGTCATGCCATTAACAGATTGGTTGTACTTTTCAATGACTTTGATTGCTTTATCATCGAACACTACAAAATTATGACTAAGACCATGTTTGTATTTAATCCCTTTTATACCTAACTCGTTTAATTTAAGAGATGCGTTTTTGTCGCCACCTAAACGTTCTGATAAATCATTATAAAATTCCTTACCAGTTTTATTAATGTCAGTCGGATCTAATTGTTTTATTTTGTTTAAAACATATTCCGACTGTTCGTTAATTGGTTTTGAGTAATCTAACATTGTATCTGTATCTGGAATTTCAACATTATATAGTGTTGGTTTGTAAACAGAAGTTACTTCAAAATTATCAATGTTATCAATTAGATATGAATTTTTTAAAACGATATCATTATAAAAAATATAATGTTTATTGTATCTTTTCTGCAGCTCCTCAATAACATCAAATAGGTATTCTTTATTCACTCGTTTGTTATCAGATTTAGCTTTGGTTTTAGCATCGTTTAATATAACAGTTGCCATTCGTTCAAACTTATTATCAACAAGTGTTGGTAGTTTATTAATAGCAAATTTACTATTTTGTGTTATAAAATCTAAAACACCATCTAATTCATTCAGATTTTTAGTAACTAAATCTAAATTACTTTGCTCAGCATCTCTATTGAGGACTAACCGATTTAATAGGCTTTCTTTATTATTCTCTACATTAATGCCACCAAATATCTGCTCTATAACAGGAGCATACTCAATTGGTATATCATTACCATTTAAAGTAAATTTATTTTTAGATTTACGCTCTACTTTATATTTTTCAGCTACATTTTTGTTTTCAGTAAAATATAATCCCCAACCAAATGCTTGTGTTCCTAAACCACCACCGATACTACCTAAATCAAATTCATCAAAGTCATACGGCGAACCATGCCATGCGGATTGATAATACTGATAATTATGTTGTTTTCGGAGATTGTCTAAATCATTTTCGTTTGGTATACTATTAATAAATGAACGACTTAGTTTAATCCCCCCAAGCCATGGTGGCTGGTTTTTTGGATTATTACTAAGTCGTTCTTTGTTTATATATATTAAATCCCCACCCAATAACAAATCATAATACGCTATATTGGTATTTCTAGCATAATAAGATTGTACAACATGATAATCACCTCTATCATTGTATTTGTTCAATAATATTGGCATCATTATAGGCTTTCCGTTTAAACCAATTACTTCAGTTATAATGATAATTTTTTTGCCATTATCTGCACTAAATATTGCAGATGGATTTGCAATGGTATTAGGTAACTGTTTCAACATATCAATGGAAACTGTATCATTATGTCCAGATAAAATTCTTTTACCGTTAGAATCAAATACAGGTGAACGCAATATTTTATGCAAAACACCGCCTGTAATTTTGATTTTTTTTAAGTCAAGATTAATCAACTTAAAGACTAATGGTGAATCCATTATATCTATTGTTTTTTTACTTCCTATATTATTAGCATTATCTACATTGTTAGCCCAATCACTTAATACTTTATCAAGTTTGCTTTCCCATACTGCTTTTGTATTTTGATTATAACCTTTTTGATTATCTAAAACTGCATTCATGTTGATACGCACGCTATCACGGAAATAATCCATAGCAGTATAACCGCCTTTGCCCTTTTGTCGCATATATTGTGCCATTACATCAGCATGGTGTGCCATCAACAACGCATTAGCTTTTGCCGTTTCACGTTGTTTTCTGTCGGTACTTTCACCAATTGCTTTAACTACTTTGTTGTACACTTCATAGCCACTCTTGGATAATTGCATACGTAACGCTATATCGTTATCTGCTAGTGCAAAAATCTTATCATGCATTCGTTCAAGACTTTCAATTTGTCGTAGCGTATGTTCCATATCAGCATGATGGATATTGCTTTGGTTGAGTGCTTCCACGTTATCAGCAAATGCAGTTTGTGCTTTTGCTACGCTTGAATGGTACGCTGCTCGTCTACGTTCTGCGTTTGTGCGTGGTGCTTTACCGCCATTATTAGACTTGTAATCAGTTAGCCATTGTGGCTCTACACCACTCGCCGTAGCTTCCTTGATATCATTATCCATATTGTCAAAGTCGCTTGCGTAGTTTTCACGATACTCTTGCACTAGGTTTTTATACAAGTTGTTGTACGCTTGTTTAACCTGTGTAGGATTAGAGAATACTTGGTCTAGTACTTCACGATCTACATCGCTTGCATCTTCAAATTCATCACGGATAATGCTTTCCTTAACTCGTGCTGCTTTCTTTTCTGTTGCATCCACTAGGTTATTATTAAAGGCTTCAACCTCGGCTTTTGCACGTTCAAGGGTTTTCATACTCATACCGCCACGAGTAAAGTATGTGCTTTCTTCTAGTGCCTTTACAGTTTCTTCCGTCAAGCCACCGCTTAACTGTGCATACTTCCCAATTGGTACAGGAATATCTGCATTAGCTTCGATACTCTTCGATACTTCCTCTTGCGTTACCAAGCCGCTATCAATCATATTCTTAATAGCTTGTTGCCCCTCTTCGGTTTCCGCCATTTCATTGACATTCACATATGCAGTGGATACACCTACATTATCGCCCTGTGCTTGTACAATTTTTCCGTACAGTTCAGGGTTTTCTTTTGCCATTTTATTTGACGATGCATCTTGTTTTAATGCTTGCATAATAGCAGTACCATTTCTATTTTGCTCAGCCATGATTGCGTGTTGTTGCTCTTCTGGTGTTAGCTTTTGAAATTCATGAAACGCTTTCATAGTGTGGATACCACTAATACCACCACCAATTGCACCTAAACCGATGACTGCAGGTAAGGCTTGCAACATTGCACCGCCTGCACCTACTGCCATATCACCTACGGAATATACTCCCTCTGGGTCATTATCATTGCGGTATAGGTTATGTTGGAATTTCTCGTTAATGTCTTGCAATCCCTCTTCAACTAATTCAGAACCGCCAGCCTTAACAGATGCTTTAGCCATTTGTGCAACAGTAGTGCCGATGCCCCTATTAAATGTTGCTAGTGTATCGCTTGTAGCACCTTGTAATACTTTTGACATAACTGCTTTAGGTGCTACTTTACCTATACCTTTAACCATGAAACGTGTAGATACCATTTCAATAGCAGTATCAGCTGCAGCATATGTCATAGCATATTTATAGGCTTCATCTTTTGAGTACACACGATTGCCATTTGCATCACGTTTATTAATGAGTTCTAGGTATTTGTTACCGAATGACATTTTGTACATTTCATATGTCATGTCAGCACCGCCACCCCATTTAGCACCAGTTAATGCACCTGCACCAATGCCAGCACCATTTGTTGCTAAACCGCCGATAGCACCACCAATTACAGCACCTACAATTGCACCTACACCGCCTTGCTTACCCATCATAAATGTTTGTGCCACTGTACCACCTACAATTGATTGTATCGGATTAAGTGCATCTACTTTTCTGTATTGTTGTAAGTTACCTTGCAAGCGTTCCATTTCATCATTAAGTTCTTTAATTCTATCTGCATCAGCAGTATGTGCCATTTCAAAACCAACATCACCTAGTTTCATTTGGTCATTCATAGCCCATACGCTCTGTTGAATACTATCAAAAATACCACGTGTAGCTTTTACCGATTGTAGATTTTGGATGGCTTGAATACCCTCGGCTTGTGAGTTGTATTTTATTTTATACATTTCTGGGTATTCATCATAGATTTCTTGTACTGTTCTACCTCTATCAACTTGTGCAGCTAATGTTGCAGCCGTTCTAAATCCATCTTCATTACTATTCATAATTACATCAGCACCGATATTTAATTTATTTGCATATTCTAGTGCAGCATTAGCTTTTAATTCATCGTTATTATATTTGAATTGTAATGCGGATGTTCTGAATGTAGCGTTATACGCTATGATAGGGTCTATGCCTGTTGCATCTGCAATAGCTTTTAACCTATCGGCTACAAGCATTTTATTATCACCGCCTGTTGTATCAACTATAAAAGGCTTATCTTTTACAGTATCAGCAATAGATGATACCGCATCAATAGCATTACCAACAATACCATTTATCGGTTTTAAATCTGTTTGATGCTCATCTAAGTTTACTGTGCCGTTCGGTTGATATTTATCAAAATGCCATTGATTTTGATTAGCCATTATGCCATCTCCTTAATTATCTAAATTTCCAAATGTTTGATGGAATGTACGTTCATCATAATCGTTATAATTGCCGTTTTCATCTGTGCCACCATTTCTATATAACCTTACGTAGTGTCCACCATCATCACCTATAACAGGCTTGTAATCTACATAGCCTGCACCATGTAATGTTGCAAGTGATACATTACTTTGATAGTTTTCACCGCTTTCCCAGAAATGGTTTACTTGCGTTGTTTGTATTACTTTAGGGCCTGCAATTTGATTTGCATACCATATTTGATCACCAACACTTGGCGGTTCTCCGTGTTCCATTATGTATTTTTGATGCCAAGCACTAAAATCTCTTCTAAATCCATCTTTAAATAATCCTTTTTGACTATCTTTCAATCCGTCCATTGCATTGTCCATGACTGATTGAACAGCTGATAAATCAACGGAATACGAACCAGTCCCGTTATCTCTGTCAGTTAATTCTTTATTCAATTGGCTCATTTCTTGCATTGAAAGGCTTCCGTTTTCTGCTGCGTATTTCAAAATATCGCTAGCAGGTGTACCATTTTGTATCATCTGTACAATATTAGTTTTGTATGCTGCATTATTAGCTGCGGATGCTTCTGCACGTTCTGCTGCTATATATCTATTTCTAACACCACCAAATGCAAGGGTTAATTCTTCATTACCCGCAGTAGCATTATCAAGATAATTAGCTAACTCAGCATTAGATGCTCCGTTTTTCTGCATTTCTAAATACTGTAGTTGAATAGCTTTCTTTTGCCTATCCAACTCTTCTGCACGTGCCTTTTTTCGCTTTCCAACTTCAACATCATATGCTTTTAAATACATATTGCGTTCTTCTAGCAATTCTCCATCAGTTAATTGTCTACCGCTTCCACTAAACTTACCAATACCAACTATAGGGTAAATATCAGCACCAACAATGGATACACCACTGCTACCAGCTTGTGCGACTTTACCATCGCCCATATATACACCTACATGTGTTACCCCTTTATAGGCTTTATCATCTGAGTTAATAGCATTAGGGTCATCACTCGTTGCCCATCTAGCTTCATTACTCGGAACGTGCCAGAATACTAAATCGCCTTTTTTAGCCTGTGAAATATCGGTTGTAAGTTTTCCCTCTTGTTCGGCTTGTAGGTATTGTCCATCAGCCGTTCTATAATTTAGCTTAACCCCTGCACTTGCCAATGTATCGAGTGTGAATTTACCGCAATCAGTAGCATCACCGCCATCACTACCTAGCACATAAGGTTTACCAATAGAACCATTTACAGCACTATCTAATGCAGCAATATTGATAGAACCGCCTTTGTTTTGATTTCTCAATCCGTTTACATATGCATCGGCTGCTTTTTCTCGTCCGCCCTCACCATATGTATCAACATCACCAGAAATCTTTCCATTGATAGTTTGTTGCGAATTGACTTGTTGAAACGCTGCATCAGCCTTGGCTAATATTCCCTCACTAACGCCTGCTTGTCGCAATGCTGCAATAACTTGTGGCCCATATTTTATATCATTTCTCGTTACTGCTTCATTAACAACACTTTGACCTATAGTATCGTATACTTCTTGCTTTTTACCCTTTACAAATTCTTCGCCACGATCACCATACATCAATTCAATATTCTTACCAATACCATCCAATGCAGTTTGTACTACATTAGGGTTGTTAAATCCTAGTACGGCTATTTGTTTAGATTGGTCTAGGTTGTTATTAAAAGTAACATCCTTGTACTTTTCACGTTCTGACCGCTCGTGTACTTGAACCCTTGTGCTATTAGCGATTGTATCGTTATCTGCCATTCTTAAAAATCTATCCCTAATTCGATTATTATTAGGTAGATTATCTAGTATTTCGTGTCTAGCCTTACTTTCAATTTCATTGAATGAATATCCGATATTAGCCGCACCACCTAATGAGGTATGTAATAATCCACTATCTTCATTTGTTAGTGCATCTGAAATACGTTTTTTATAATCTGTTTCAGCGTTCATGTAGGCTATATTTAAATCTTCATCAAGTTTCTTTTGATACTGTTCATTAATATTAGCGATACCATTGGCTATACTACGTAATCCGCTTTGGTCTGCACCATACGCAATTTCATTTGCGTAATTGTGTATTTGCCCATTGATAGTATTTAGTTGTTCTTGGCTTTCATAATTAACAAGTTTCATATCAGCCTACCTATATCTAACCTTACGTACAGTAATAACAGATGATGGCCCTGTGCCGTTTTCCATTCGCATTGTATCCGCTTGTCGCTTCCCACTAAATGCATCAAACGTTGTATCACCGCCATATACAGTTTTGTACTTTTTAGCACTTGCGCTACTACCTGCATATTGTTGTTTTAATCCATATATACTAGATGCACCACTCAAGATAGTACCAAGCATTTGCAATCGACCTTGCGTTTTCGCATTAGATGCAGCCGCTCTTGCACTACTAGCTTCATTTCGATAATTAACACCATTAAGATATTCGTTGTAGATGCTATTGTTTTTGCTAGTTTCCCAATTGTTAATATCTTTGTTATACTCATCGTAGCTACTAGCCATTAATTGTAATGGTGTACCACTCATGGATAACCCTGTAGCGCCTGCTTCTGCCGTATTCTGACCTGCAATTAACCGCATTTTATTATCCATCTTATCTCGCTCTTGTAGTGCTTGATTGGCAATATCCTGTTGTTTCCTATCAGATATACGTGCATTAGCTTCCGCTGCTTGTGCCTGTGCATTATACATTGCAGTTTGTGCTTTGGTTTGTTGATGTTGACCCCATAATGTAGTAACCAATTGACCTGCCATCAATGCAATAGGATTACACATTCGCATCCCCCTTTCTCAATGTAAATAGTTCCATTCCGTTATGTGTAATATCAGAATGAATAACCGCCCCTAGCGATGTAAGCCATCTCTTTGAGCGGTTGTTTTTCTTATGTATGAAATTGAATAAACATTCATGAGTGGATAACCACTCTTTTATGATTACGTTACTTCGTTTTATAAATTCCTTTTGTAATTTCAAATTAGTATCTAGTGTCTTATTCCCTAGGAAATAAATACAGTACATTCCGTTGATTGGCTTTTTTGAAATACCATATACGGCTATTGGTACATCATCCTCAATTACAATGTGGTTTTCGTAATCCTCGCTGCATATATCCCTTACAAAATCATTTTTTCCATAATTTGGGAAATTTTGGTTCGCCATATTGACCTCTAAGGTGTCTATGGCTCGCAAGTTGATGTATATAAGTCATGAATTAATGAAGTGTGCCTTACAGGGCAAATATCAAAGTCCTGTAACATTTGGAAAACCACCACCTATTTCTATTTCTCTTGTTACGCTTAAAAGGTTAAATGGATAAGGTTTTTCGTGCAAAATACATACAGATGCATCCGTTGAGTACACTCCATCGAATTTTGGCAATATACATACCTTATCGCCGCTATATAATTTGAGTGGCGGTAGAGAGATGTCATCCATATGGTTGAAGTTTCTTCCGACTTTACCACCGAACGAATTTAATAAATTCATTGATAGCCTACTCATCGTTAATTGTCTACCTTGCAATGTACCATCTTGTATTTGCATTTCGATGCTTGGGATACGTAATCGTGTAGTGTAGTTAATACCAACGGCTACGCTTTGTGCTTTTCCGTCAATGTTAATGATCGCCGTAGGTGGTACTTCCTTAATTGGCCGTTCCCTACCATTTACAACAATCTGCACATCTTCACCAATCAGATGCGGTACTGTGATAGTGCTGATATTCTCTGTGCTAGTTTGTCGAATGTAGCAATCCATGTACACGTTGTTATTATCCGCATTGTACATTGGCTCAAATCGTTCAATACACATGACTGTACCGCTTTTGAATTCACGCTCAACGATAACATATAGACTATCTTGTTCGCCCTCTGCCACGCTCTCAACATATTTGTATTTGCCTTTAGTGGTGAAATGCGCCCATGCATACACCTTTTGCTCAGGAATGTAAGTTAGACAATCGATATTGCCATCATCTGTAACGTAGTAAACGATACTATCTGGATCTTGTACATAAGCGCTCGTAATAAAGTTACGATACTTGGTTAAGTGCTTAACGAATAGAGTTAGGTCGGCCCCTGTGTAGTTATCACTTTCATAGGAATATCCTAAATCACGCACTACACACCCTCTAGCTTGCACATACACACATCTATTCCCTATATATTGTGGCTCACATTCAGATGCACCACGTTGGGTTTGTGTACGTAGATTGCAGTTAGTAGGTGTAATAGTCTTAGAACCATCTATAATCCATTCGTTGCCGCTTGTCAAAATCAATAAGTCATTAGCAGGTATCAAGTGTCGAATGTCATACATTTTTCGATTAATTACTGGTAGTGTGATTGCACTATCATCTGTAATCGTACCGCCTACCTTTTCTACACCGAAGTTAGAATAATCACCTGTGCGACTAAACCATATGTAGTTAGGATATTGAGCGCTAGACGCTAGGACAAATCTATCTTGGTAAAACGTACATACACGAGGATAACCAAGACCTTTGCCCCATTGTCCAAATCTGAATTTAGTTGTGGCTTCATTTTCTACAACGCTATTCAATACATTTACTTTAACGTGCTTACTATCAACAAATCCTTTAATTTCAACTACACCATAGTTGGAATGTGGCAAGAATGATAGGTCTACATTAACGCTACCACCTTTCAAATCAGATACAACTTTCAATCTAGCACTAGGTATAACCTTGCCTGTATCCGTTACATTGTAATCGTTGTTAGATGTGTACACTCGGTAATCTTTCCATGTTGTACCACCATCATTACTGATTTGAATTTTAACAGTACCATTCCACGTGCCGTGTGATGTGAATTTCCATGATAAATCCTCATCACTACTGAATTGTTCTACATCATAATTGATATTGTTATAGTCTGTGTTATGCACCTCATGGGCGTGTTCATCATCATACACCGATCGACTACTTTCAATTACTGTACCAGTACTGTTAGTTGTAATTGCTTTCACAAAATGCTCAATCTGCATGACAGAATGAACCATATCAGCATTGAATATATCTTTTGTAGCTGTTAAGGTATCGCCATTCAAGATTACAGTACTTTCTTTGTCTGTATTGACTTCGCCGTATGGTTGCTCTGACAACTTATATGTATCAAATCGCCAGTCTGTATCACTATATCGTGATAGCGTTTTAACGGGGTATTTGCCACTACAAATGAACATTACATCGCCACTTTGGATGCAGTTCAATTTATCAACCACATCACTTTCAAATGGTGTTTCTAGTTCGATACCTGTATAAATACCATTTCGCCATACTCGGATATATCGCTCACCGATTTCAAGCAAGAATGATTTATTATTTTCTGCCGTAAATTCAAATAGCCGTGTAGACTTATCCTTGTTTTTAACCTGTCCTATATATTCTGAACCTTGCCGTCTAGCCACTGCACCATAAGGACGAACGACTGCATTTTCTGCTAATAGCAACGCACTTTTAAACTGATCTAAATCAAACCGCCTAGATACATCAGGCGAAATCTCACCAGTTGTAAATGCAAGTTGCGATATATACATTGGTTTCATGATTACCAACTCCTTGCTTTTACATAACCAGATACATAAGGCATATCTTGCCTACGTTCTTTTGCGCTCAATGATTTTGCTTCTTGCGTTGCTGCTTGATACAGTTTGTAACATTGGTCGAATAATCCACTATTGCCAGTTAATGGCATGGCTAAATCAGAACCCATTTTAGATTTTAAAGCCTGTATAAATACAGGGCTAAATATATCTATATCTTTCACATCGTACACATAGTCAATGTACGCAAGCGGTACATCACTCACTATGTACTTTGTGTTATCGTCAAAAGTAAATACATCATATTCCTTTTGGTTTTCCGCTCTAAATCGTTCACCTTTAGGAATAACCCCTAAAATACGTAAACACTTTTCTGGGTAAGCATATACATACTTATATCCAGCTAGCTTATGATCTGATTGAATGCATTCTTCACGCTTTCGTGCAAAATTCCATTCGTATTGGGATAATAGCATCTTGCGTGTAGTTTCATAATGCAATCTGCATTGTCTAGCCGTTTCGTTTTCTTCATCAAGGCTATATATTCTACCACCATTGATTAAAGACAAAGCCATATTGCATATATCAGTAGGTGTCATATTGCCCCCTTATAGTGAAAAAGAGGGATGCATAAGCACCCCTCTTAAATTGTTATTCTTCTGTTTTCTTACCACGCTTTGGCTTTTCAACAGGTTCTTCATCTTCTTTTACGATACCATCAAACACTTCTTCACCAAACTGTTCGATGATTTCATCAGAAACATCTACTTCTGTTCCTTCTTCAACCACGCCGTATTCGCACAAGTAAATTTTCTTTTTAGTTGTTACTAACATAATACACCTCTTAAACCATATTCACATCAAACACTAAGAATGCGGAAATAGTACCGCCTGTCATGTTGTTGGCATTAACTTTGATGTATTGCTTAGCACCTGTACCTAAACGTGTTACAACTTCAGTACCAGCCTTAGCATTTGCAGGTAATGTAATACCATGTAGCAATACCGCACTTTCCATATTTTCCTTATTGGATGTATACACATTGAATAATGGTGTACCAGTTACATCTTTATCGATGCGGATTACTAGCCATGGTGCTTTATACGCATCACCACCGCCATTATAAACTGCGGTAGATACTGTGTTGGATGTGATTGCTTGCTTGTTGTAAAAAATATTTTCCTTATCTAATAGCATGTATTGTTACCCCCTAATTATCTAACTTGTTCTTCACCAATAATCAATGCATCAGTACGTCTAACTGGTGTATCATTGAAATCAACTGTAATTTTACCTGGTTCTTTACCTGCAGCAGTTTGGTATTTGTGTCCCTCGTTGAGTTGTTTACGCAAATAACCACGAACAGTTTTGTTCATGTACCATACTGGTCTACCCATACCTAAGTTAGGGATTTTTTCTTCTGCATCAATCATTAGGTCGATGAGATCAGCACCTGTTGCTGCGTTTTTAGTCAATTTAGTTACATCGATATTGCAGATACGAACCACATATCTCCAATCACGAACAGTTAAGCCATTCTTCCATTGGTAGTGTGTTTGATACGCTTTGTATTTTTTACCATCGTTAGTAGTTACATCGACTACGCCATCATCATCCCATTTGAAACCAGCTTTAGATCCTTTAGGATAAATACCATGTACTGTGTTAGGGCCCCATACTACTAACCAAATAGATGTTAAGTTAGCACCTGTACCGCCAGCATCGATAATGTTTTCACCACTTTTAGCAGTTTTATCAGAATATCGAGGCGTAAAGCCTACGAATTTTTCAGGCATAGCCTTAGAGCCATAGAATAGCGTAGTTGCCATTTCTTGGTTCATCGATTCTAAGAAAGCACGATCTTCTTGTAAGCGAAATTCTTTTGCGTTATTAGAAATATCTGCTAAATCACGGTCTACTACAGCATAAGCCTCTAGCATACCGCAAGTATCAGTTGCTTGTGCAGTTGTAGATTTGCTTGGTTCTACGCCGTCATTAAATACCCGCCAAGCGACTTTAGGTAAACCAGTACGAACGGTGGATATGTTCCCTGTAGGCAAGTTACCTTCAAGCATTGTCATATCCGTTAAAATTTCATTCGTCTGCTCCATAATTTCGATGATATTGCCAAGTGTTCCATCACCCTCCATGCGTTTTGTAACATCTAAAATTGTTGGGTTCATTACTCCGATTGCCATATATTAATCTCCTTTACATGTCTTTATAAATAGCGTCCGCCAAATCTTTTTCTGTTGTAATTTGATTTGCAGGACTTCCATTCCCTGCGTTGTTATCTTCGCTCGCCATATTGGCAATATGTGCGAATAGTTGAATTACTTCTACACGATTACCTAAGCCATTTTCAGCTAGAATTTCACGGATATTAGGAATTTTCTTTTCTACTGCCTCTATACCAGCGGCCGCTTTGCTTACAGTAGCGTCAAATTCATTACCTAATACCTTTTTAGCGTTTTCTGCATACCCATCGTATTGTGCTTTTAGTGCCTCTTGCTTTTGTGTTTCATAAGCACTCACGATGTCCGTTGCGTATTTGTTGCCAAACTTCGCTAGTTCCACCGCTTGCTCTTGCGTAGCACCTACACCATTTAGCATTTTAGAAAACTCATCTGCGATGGTTTGGTCGACTTCGCCCCCCTCAAATGCAGTTGAGAAATCATATACAGTAGGTTCTGCAGGCTCTGTGTTTTGGTCGGTATTATTATCACCGCCACCGCCTAAAATCGTACTTTGTTGGTCTTGTGTGTTCGTGTCCTGTGGTGTACCACCATCTGCACTACCTGTGTTATTATTCGTGCCTTGTTCTAGTTCATCTGCCATAGTTATTCACCTTTCTCTTCTAATTCCTTAAATAGTTTTTGTTGTTGGATATATTCCAGTTGTGCTTGATGGTATTTCTTAACACCCTCTATACCATCGCCAATTTGACCTAGCATATTCATGTAAGTTAGACCTACACTCCGCCTGCCCTCATTGAAAAATGTTTCTGAATTACCAGTAAACGAACGCTTTAAAATGCCTGTATGGTCAAAAATCCGACAAAAAAACCACCTACCGAGTTCAGTACTCAGTACGTGGTTCAACGCTTCAATATCACGCTCTCGCATATAATCTCTTTTTTGTTTCATCTAGTACCCCATTCCCATTAATTGTTGCATTACAGGGTTTCCGTCATTTGCCGCATCAGTAGCTTGTTTCGCCGCACTAGCCATTTGAGGTGCTAATTGTGCTGCTTGTATCATTCGTGCTTGTTCCTCTTGTTCTTGTTGTGCCTGTTGTTGTTCTTGCATCTTAGCTTGATATTCGTCATTGGATACAATTACTTTTGCAGGTACACCGAGGTTAACACCATAATAATCCGCTGCTTCTTCAAAATTAAATTTTTGTAGAATATTAGGATTACCTTGCGCCAATGACATAAGAAATGCAAAGTACTGTTCAATAGATGTCAAAGACGATACCTTTTGTGCTTGTGCTAATGGCGAAATGTATTCTATCTTTACATCCTGTCCATTTAACTGTTCCGCCAATGCTTCATCGATTGGTGGAAATACACCAGCACGATCTAGTATCGCATAGGTGCGTTCGATAATCGGATTAAGAAATTCAGATAGTAACCTTTCAACTACAGGCCCTAATTGTTGTAACTTCTCTTGCGTGCGTTCCATGACTTCCCTTGCCGTCATCTGTCCATTGTCCATATTGTCTAACATTAGGAATAAGTCAGCACTATATGCACGCTTGATACTGTCTTTAACTTCAATGATTTGTTGCATTATCCAATCGAGATTTAGACCTACATTAAATATAGGTTCAACCCTATCACCTGTATCTACTTCTGTAATACCACCAGGGAATAGTGATACACTACCGATTACATCAGATGATACTGCCATAGGTGGTTTAACCCCTAGTTCAATAGCAGTCAATCGGTCTAGTTCCAATTTCTGTAGCATCATTGCATCAGATTGTGCGAACCACGCACTACCTTTACCATAACCATTTAGATCATGTGTAGTGTGCCGTGCAATCGGAATAGGCCATTCTTCATAGCCACTATGTCGCAAGATTTCATCATCTCTACTCCCCTCAACCCAGTAAATAGAGGAATAAGGCATGTTCTTGTTACCCAATTTTCCGTTGCGGTCTTTGTTTTCGCACACTAACCAACATACAGTATATGTGGATGCATTGCCTTTACCATCATCATATGCACTCTTGATAGTATCGGTACAGTTATCATATCCAAACTCTTCCACGAGTTGGTCGCAAGTCATGTTGTACTTTCGCCCAAACGTGTTAACCTCACCATTAGCATTGCACTCTAATGCGTAAGTACCGATTGGATACGATGTGAAACGCACACCGACTTTACCATCAGGCATGATTGACATAGGCGCTTGTCCAAATGGTAACTCCATATAGACTTGGTGAACCACATTGTAGAAATTGGATTTTGCAAATACTGCATACAATATTTCTTCACGTTCATCTAATACTTCCGCTACATCGCTATTTGCTGCCATATTCGTATTTTCCATGGTTAGCTTAAACCATTTACGGCTAGGCGGTGTCATTCCACTCATTACACCACTAGCAAATATTTGGCAACTTTCCCATGCAATACCAGTAAGGATTTTATCGGTATACAACTTTGATTGGTCTTGTTCGCCATCAAATACCCCAAGGAATGGCAACTGATAATCTCTAATCATCTTCCATTTCTCAACGTACTTTTGACGATTGGTAAACATTTGATTAAATTTTGTTTTTATTTTCTTGTAGTCTTTTGGTTTAGTTACCTGCTTTTCTGTAGGTTGCCTTGCCAAACTAGATAAGATAGTACTCATATTAACCGCCTAATGTTGTTTTGCCTGTCGCTTGATTTAACGCACTAGCCAAGATAGTACTATCATAACCAGTTTTCTTACGCTTTTTATCAGTGAACCATTGTTCATCTTTCTTCTGCGTCATATCATCAGTCTGTGCGACTGGTGCAGGTGCTGGTGTAGTAACACTTGGTGCTTTAGCTTTCATACACATTCACATTCCCCCTTTACCCAAATGGTTTGTACTCTGTATTAGCTACTCTTCTGTGATTGCCATTTACTTTTTTAGTGACCCTAAATGCAAAGGTCAAGGCTAATGCATCGCCTTTGTTCGGAGATGGTAACCCTCGTTCTTTCATATCTTTTTTGCTTTCCAGTTGGATACGGCCATTCTTATCAATGATCGCTTCTGGCCCTACGAGGTCATCGTACAATCCTTGTTCATTAGGAATTGAACCGCCCTCTTTCAGCCATTCTTTCATTTCACCCCACATATAAGCCCTCATGTTGAGATACATATCATTAGGTGCTTTACCACCAAAGGCAACTAACCGCCATTTTCTACCCATTGACTTACCTATACTGTAAATACCAGTGCCGTACCCTTGGTCTATGAACACCGCATCTGCTTTGTATTCATCCTCAAATTGTGCAATGAGGTTAGCCATACGCATATCATCATCATTCTTTTCAATGGTTGCTAGGCACTTCATGTGATAGCCATTACGCATTACGATTTCTAGTGTATCGCCACCAGTCCATGCAGGGTCTACACCGATGATAGTAGGTAAGTTATCAAACTGTCCTACCTTATACACTCTCTTTTGTGCTTCGTCTACAATTGATGCGGATATAAATTGTGTGTCCGATGCACTAGGGAATATCCCTCTTACACGCACCTTTACAAAGTCGCTATCCTCACCATGAATATCCACCCATTCTTGCAACTTGGCTTTGTTTGAAATCTTAACTGTACGGCTATCGATTTGATATGTAGTCCAGTAGTTACGATGTTTTCTGAAACATTCTCTAAACCTACCACTATTACGTGTAGGGTTTCCAAACACGCACCATATAATCTCGGTTTCTTTATCTGTTAAAGCACCCTCTGTTACTTCCCATATCTTATCGGATATTGCGGATGCTTCGTCAAAGATGATAAGTATTCTGTTACCTTGGTTATGCAAGCCTGCAAATGCTTCTGGATTACTATCACTCCATGGAATAGCATCTATCCGCCATGTTTTCTCATACTGTTTATCCGCACTAAACAATGCAGTTGCGGTGTATGTAAATAGTTCCTTGCCTATGAATAGGTTGTACCACTTATTCAACTCAGCCCAAGTCTTGGACCTCAACTGTGTATCAGTATTAGCAGTAACTACTCCTCTTGTATTCTCATGTGTAGCAATCGCAAACAATATCAATAATGAAGAAAAGGCTGACTTACCAATACCATGACCAGATGCAACGGCTATTTGTATTGCCTTAGCTAATGACTTTCCCTTGCGTAATTCCTCACCTATTTTCTTGAAAGCCTTAACTTGCCATTCGTCAGGCCCCTCAAAGTTTTCAAGCAGAGTTCCTTTTTCACACCAAGGAAAAGAGAAATATACAAAGCCTAATGGATCATGCGTGAACGAACCCAACGCATCAATCAGTTGTGCCTTGTTGTACTTCATTAGATTTCACCCTTGCTTGCTTCATGCGGTCTGAAATATCAATTTCTATTTCTGCATCTAGTTTTACCTTATCAGTAAATAGCATGTGCCGTTTACCTAACAACTCGGCTGCTTTAGTTCTATCTGCAATTGATACATCCAAACCAAACGCATCTTTTTCTTCACCACGTACAACGCTAGTGAGATATTCCAATACTTCATCAGCAGTTGCGATTGTGTTTTTACTACGCTCGTTCATGACTGCATCTATATATTGCCGAACGTTTACTTTTGTCAACAACTGACTGGCTTTACTTCTTGCCGTCTTTTCTGAATACCCTGCAGTAATTGCGCTTTGTGTTCCGTTGGTGGTCTTAACGTATTCATCAGCAAATATGCGTTCTTTCTTAGTTAGTTTTTGTGCTAATTCATTTATACTCGCCAATGCTACTCACCACCTTTATATGTCTTAACTAAAAATAGCAGTACTTCATGTTGCTTAGTACTGCTATACTCACTTTCTTTCTTATAGAGTTGTCCTTGCTTGAACGTTTTCCCTTTCTTGTACTTATGAGGGAATGTCAGTTTGTATTCTTCCTCTGTGTACATTCGATTAACGATATATACCTTACAAGGCTTATCATATTTACTCCATGATTGCCTTACATCGACTACATATCGCCTACCGTTCATCTGTAATGCTTTTAGTAGTTTCTTTATCGTTGGTTGATAATTCACATCAAGCACCACACAATACCGACTACAATCAACACACCGCACACAATGGCTAGACAATCAATAATGCTTAACATGTTATCTTCACGATGTTCAAACGCATATTTTGCTTTTGCTTGTAGGTCTTTGTTATCTAGGCCTTGTGCTGCACGTTTAAACAGTACTCTATCCTTAATGAATTGTTTAATCGCTTTAATCATCTTAGTACTTCACCGCCTTTCCGCTTTAATTTCCCATTAGATCGTACACACAAACCACATGTGCTTTTGCTTGCATTCCCCTGTGTGATGTACGTTTGGCATAATCCGTCATACTCAATGACATTAGCCGTACATTTTCCTTTCTTGTTGTTTAAGCATTTACGCTTACAACACATAATATCAGTCATCATTTCCCCCTTTTTGATAACTTTATGCAAAAAATGAGATATATCGCCGTGGATATACCTCATTATGTGATAGTTTTATTCATTTTTATTGCATACTCAAAACCAAAGCTATATAGTTAGCTATCAGCCAACACGAGCATATGAATTGTAATCATGGTTAGCTCACTCTGTCTAACTCTCGTACAATACTCGGTTCTTAATGGAACATATATAGCTTTAGTTTTCAGTATGCAATTGCACTCTCTAAACTAATACCGCCAGTGTAGTATGTAACATTTTTTCGCTTAAGGTTTTATCTCATGAAACGTATAGTTGGTTGTTATTGCATAATTGGAAAGTATTATATGTGCGGTATTAGTTTACAAAATGCAATATAAGAGGTGCGGTGCGATTAGAAAACAATATAGATGTAATGACTTAGAAACAATACTCGTTGATTTTCAAATACAAAATATAAACCGCACCTCAATTGCTATTTAGTTTTTAGAATTGCTCATTGGCAACTCTTACACCTTATATTCTACTATATGTTTTTATACATATATACTGACATTTACCGACATTTCATGACATTTACTGACATTTCAACTTGCCTATTTCAATTAATGCTTTTTCTTTGTACCTCATAGCCTGTCTTTCGTTGAATTGGTTTTCAAAAACAGAATGTGCTTGTTTAGCTGACATTCCGAGCAAGTATTCATAACGTAACATTGTGCCGCCTATTTCTTCACTTAGACTATTGATCGTGTTGATTACATCGCATTTGTACTCGCTCAATTCATCAATCCGTCTGCGTTGTTCTTTTTCTGTATCAATAAACCTTGCTACACTATTTTCTAACCCACAAGGAACACCGCCACCGCTCACTCTATCTTTTGAGTAATCAATAGCACTAATCGATGTAATGTTGCATCGTAGTTGCTCTATTTCTTTTGCAATCGACTTTATTTGTTCATCAACTGTCTTTACAGGCTCAAGGTATTTTCTAGCACTACTAATTAATCTTTTTTCACTTTTTGTAGGTTCATTCAAATACAAATCACCTCACTATTTAAACGCTAGTTCCGCATACTTCCAATTAACAGGTTCATAAGATATTACATTACTCCAAGATGTTCTTCCACCACACCACGTATACACTTTTTCATCTTCATATTTGGCAAAATATCTACAATTCCACACATCTTCAATTCTATTCTTTACAAAAATCGGTGTATCAACTTCTACTTTTGACCAATCAACAATACCTAGATATTCAGCAATATCAATTACTTGGTTTTTCTTTTCAAAACATGTACTAGCCACTTTTACACGTGGTAAAAAAGGAGTTAAACATTCTCTTCCACCGTTAAAAAAGAATAATACATCATGTTCAATTTCTGCTTTTCTAAAGCCTAGATCATACATGCGTTTAAATAGTTCATCCGTAAATTGTTTATCGTTCATAGTTATACCTCTTCATATGTCATTTCAAATATATCAGGCTTACACGGATAAATCTCACCTTTAACACCTTTGATAATATAATCGCCCAACGATGCTCTATATTGTCCCTCTAATGTTTTAATGAGAAATTCATCGTCATTAAAACATATAAAGTCTTTTCCACAAAATTTTACGCACTCCCCACAACTTTCCTTCGTATATTGTATTGCTTCAATCACAACTGGTTTCTTTTTATAACGCTTAATCATACTGTACCCACGCTCCTCTATCCTCATTCCATTTAAACTTAACTACATCGTAAATTACAAAGTCATACGAACATCTATCGAACCTATCAACTTTACCAATACAAAACACATCCTCTTCACTCTCTACCGCAAGCTGACATAAGAAATTAAACGCATCTTGGTAACTTTGAGGTCTTATGCAAAAGTCGGAGTGTTCTACGTAACCACTATAATCTGTCATACTAACCACACGCACCAGTTTCTACAATATAGCTTTTTAATTTAGGTTTATCCTCATCTAAACCATGCACATTTTCAATTTCCGCTCTAATTTCAAGTATGTTTAGATACTCTCCCATAATAGCCTTTTGCCTACGCAACAAATCTATAGGACAAGTTGGTTTAAAATCTAAAGTTCCAGCATCATATTTAACAATCATTCTGTGTAGTTTGCTATAACGCTCTTTTAATCCCTTATACTCTCCTCTAAATCTAGCTTGCCATTCAGGTTCACTAATACTTAATTCATTTTTATTTTCTTCGTTCATTTTATTCACCTCTTATGATAAGGCGGATATTTCACCGCCTATACCTTATCCAATCAACACTTTAATTAAAATCACAAACCCAAATATCAATACCGCTAGTGATACACCCATGATCGCGTTGAAAAACAGCTCTTGCATAAACCTAATTCCATATCTATTAGCTTTTGCATCCCTATTAGCCATCGCTTTGAAATCTTTTGTTCTTGTTTGTAGTTGGTTTATATCACCTGTATACTTCCATATCGGTGTACACATATCATTCACCATCTTTCAATTCTTTAACTTACTGTCTTTTTCTGTCTATCTACTGTCTTTTTATTTACCAGTACTGCCATAACCGCCAGTACCTCGTTCTGTTTCGCTGAGTGTTTGTACTTCTTCTACATCTACAATAGCGATTGGTACGATAATTAATTGTGCGATGCGATCACCTCTAAATATTGTGTAATCGCTACAAGATACATTTTCATATGCGATGCTTAATTCGCCTCGATAATCTGCATCTATAATTCCTACGCTATTTGCACATCGTAATGGTGTTTTACTCATGCTGCTACGTGGTACAAGTAAACCCATATGGCCTTTCGGAATTTCTACTGCTATTCCTAGCGGTATTTTCTTTTGACTATCTGCAGGCACTTTGATGTGAAATGGGCAATATAGGTCTAACCCAGCTGCATCCTTACTACCTCTAGTCGGTAGTTGTGCGTACTCATTAACTAATTTCACTTTCATTTGTTCCATGTTCCTCACGCCATTCACTTTCTCTATAGATGCGGAAGAAATCATCCGCACTCAACACCACTAACCAAGGTTTGTTGCTTTTTTTCCAAGCCACTATAGGTATATAACCATTATCTGCTTGTTTTGCATCGTGTTCCGCCTGCTCGTATGCTTTCCTTACATTGAGGTTTTCTACAAACTTCACCTCTTGATGTATATTCGGTAGTCCAACACAATCGCTGGCATCACCTGTATTTCCACAATATTGTGCAGTTCTACGGACTTTATCGAACCCATGCGACCTACACACATCACGCCACATGCGTTCACCTCTAGCACCTTTTTGTTTGCTATTTATTGGCAATGATCATCACCGCCATCTTTTAAACATTCATTACATGCTTTTTGATACACATCAACATACGTTTCTCCCTTATCTCCATTGTATGTAACCTCTATATACTCTTTGATGTGTACACCACTTACCAATGCTTTCCAATTTTGTAGCGTCTTACAAAACCACACTACATACATATCCATAGGTGCTATTTCATTGGCATTATAGCCAAATTCATTGAATAATACTGTTCTTGCTGCATTGATTGCTTTTGTTTGAAATTCGTTCATCTTTACACCTCTTTTTTATTCTGCAAATTCCATCAAATTCGTTTGTACTTTTACATCATTTAACATTTCCTCTTTGGCTTTTGCATACATTCTTCTATCAATTTCAAAGCCGTATGCACTTCTGCCTAATTCCATCGCCGCCCTTAATGTGCTACCGCTACCAGCTACAGGGTCAATCACCACATCACCCTCATCCGTGAATATCTCTATTAAGCGTTTCAATACACTTACAGGCTTTTGCGTTGGGTGGATATTAGGAACGATATTTTTGTTATCCCTTTTCCATTCAAAGTGATCAAATATCATTTTTTTGTTGTTATTGAATTTAGGCAACTTTTCACGATACAAAATTAATGCATATTCAGTAGCACCAACTATTCGCATATTAGCCTTTAACACCTGTGCGGAATAATTTTTGTTAAACGTGATAGGGATATAATTCTTAAATCCATGTTTTTTTGCATACTCAATCACCATTGGCATTTGTTGAAACGAACAGAATACAATCATGCATGGTGCTTGGCCTCGTTCTTTAGGCTCTTTCTTTAATAACCGATTGCAAAAGTGAAAATATTCTGCAATGTTGAAATTGTAATCCGAATTGAAGAACGCTTTACCAGCTTTCTTACTTTCGCCGTTCTTGTTATCGCCGCCTACATACCACATAGGATTACTTGCATAGGCATTGTTTCCTAGATTGTATGGAATATCTGCAATTACTAACTGTGCCTTTGGTATTCCATATCGTTTGAAGTTTTGAAAATTATCATTAAATAGTTCTACTTTCATTACTACCCCTATTCACCCATTTCATACATCCAAGTCTCATATAATATTCCTTTTCTTTTTCGTTCAATTTAACAGAACCTTTTATTCGTTTTGCTCTTTTTACAAAACCACCAAACCTATAAATATTGCCTATGCAACCAAACATATCTATTTCATCAATTAAAATTAAGCCAGCATCACCAAGCATTTCATCGATTACTCCATAATGATCATCATACAAATCTCTAGGTACTGCATAATACAAATACATAACATTGTGATTATCGTGGTAACGTGCTTTCTTAAAATCATTTTTAAAATCATTAATATCAGTTTTGATTTCAACTTCTGTCAAATGCAAGGTATTTAAATTGAAGTATATAAAATCAGCCTCATAAGGTGGCTTTCCGCTATCCCTCATCAATACATTAGGTATGCATATATTTTTAAGAAATAAATGTTTCCCTAACGCATATTGAATATCTTGTTCTGTCAAATACTCACCCCTTACATGGTACTTTCATAATCAATATCCCTATTTGTTAATGCATTGTTATTCCTCTTCTAACTCTTCCACTTCATCAAACCAGTTATTCATATCACGATCATCTACATCCTCTGTAAGTTCAATCACATTCGCTTGTTCTTCGGCTTCTTCAAAACTTTCACACTCTACAATTTTTTCAAACCCAATTGTTACATATCCTGAAATTTTAAATCGTTTCATCTTTTTACCTCTTCAACTTTTAAAAAATACTAACCATATCGTCTTACCCCTGCGTTGTCCAATTAGTGGTTCACATGGTAGTAAATGTTTTACCATCGGCAATGTGATTTGCTCCTCATTCCATTTAAAAACCATCGTTCCATTTTGTTTTAAAACACGCCAGCACTCTGTTAAACCTTGTTTTATATCTTCTTTCCACGTTTCATCTAATCTTCCGTATTTCAATTTTAAAAATGTATCGCCAGCTTTCAGTAAATGTGGTGGATCGAATACAACAAGATAAAATGTTTCATCATCAAAAGGAATGTTGCGAAAATCTGCTAGTATATCAGGCTTTACGATTAACTTCCGACCATCACATAGCGTTGTATCTAATGTTCGTTTGTCCATGTATACAGTTTCTTTGTGTTTCTTATCGAACCAAAACATTCTACTGCCACAACAAGCATCAAGTATTTTCATCACTCACCACTAACAATCAGTACATTCAATAACGCAATTAGTTGGAGATACCGCAATATACCTTCCTAGTTTATCTGTAAAACAAATCAACTTTGTATTCCCTACTTGTACGTTGTCTATAACATCGATAAAGGCTTTTTTATCTTTAAAAGTTTCTGTTATGTATGTGCTTGTTCCACAATTCATTACAACTAATAACTCAACCATGTTTACTCCCCCTTAAAACGGAACATTTTCATCGCCACCATTGTTTTCAAAACTATCAAAGTTACTACTATCAAATTCACCATCTAGCTTTTTACCAACAAAGTCGGCTACCACTTCGGTTACGTACTTCTTTTGTCCATTACTATCCTCATAGGAACGTGTTTGAATACGTCCATTTACTAGCAATCTATCGCCTTTCTTGCAGTTACTAACCGCTTCACCTGTTTTCCCCCATGCTACGCAATTAATAAAAGCAGTTTGTTCTTTCGTTTCGTTGGTTGTACTGTCAACGTATGTATTGGTTGCAGCTACTGTAAAAGTTGCTACCGCTTTTCCACTTTGTGTAAATCTCAATTCCGCATCACGTGCTAAATTCCCTAATAGTTGTACTTGGTTCATATATTCAACTCCTATTTTCTAATTCTACGCACCATATCGCCTTGTTATGGTGCGTTTACTATTTCTCGCTTATGATTATCGTCCAAAATATTAACTCGCCTTACATGGCTTTTAAATCAATTTTCAGTAACTAAAATGGTTTAGTTTAGCTTCGACTTCATCCACGTACACATCGTAACTAGGATGAATGTGGCAATCGACGGTTGCCTCGTTCCTCATAACCTCAAGCAAATTTTCGATTTTAGTTAGTGCTTGTGCTTCGCTAGTTGCCAGCATTTGAAAGCTAACATCGAAATTTACATTCACGCTTACATCAAACTCTTTTGCTCTTTCTTTCATTTATCCCCCTATTACTTTTCGTAGTAGTGCTTTACCCTTTTCGGATATATCAGCATTATCCAGTATTTCGTTTAAATTAACAGGCTCACACTCATCTTTGACTGTTTCGATTAAATGTCCGTTCGGTAGCATTTTGATTTGCGCATTGCCTGCTTCTATTTGTTTCCGTTCTTCCTCTTTCTTCATCTTCATTTCTAAAAGTAATCCATCATTCTTGATTTCAGATGCTTTTTCATCGTTTTTATTTTTTCTTTTAACTAACTCTTCATAACATCTGACAAATTGAGACATACAAGCGGAACGATTGTAATCTCCACTCCAAGGGTTAAATGCACTCCATATTGTTTGTGCTGCCTGTTTTATTATTCCGTCTAAATGCTCCAATCCATGCTCATAGCTATATAATCTAACTGCATCTTCAACTACCCCATAGGCTTCTTGTGCAGTCATCATTTCTTCTTTTCCGTTGATGTAATTATCAAGTTCTTTATACTCATTCTCTATTTCTGCAAATGATGGTAAGAATTTACATTTACTCAACAGATTAAGCATGGCTCGTTGTAGAATTAACGGATCAGCATACGATAACTGGTGTACATACAACTTGATTGTTTCTTTAGATGGGCTAGTGTTCCACCCTGTACTCAATATCAATAGTGCTTCCAGTATCTTCTGTTGATGGTTCATTTGATTGTTCATTTACACCCCCATATTCACTCATTAAATCCCTCATATCATTTAATGCATCTTGTTTGCTATTCTTTTTAGAATTAGGTTTTCTGTATTCGCTACGTTCCCATGTTCTGACTGCTGCTTTCCAGTCTTTCATAGAGTTCTTACCAACTTTCCAACCATTGCTTTCGTAATAGTCATAAAATTGTGCAGCGTTTATATTGTTATTACGTTCAATGCAGTACTGTTCGATTTCAGATAGAGTAGGCTTAACAAAGCGTTTAGCTTTGGTAGGCGATTTATTCGCATTAGTATCTATCTCTTTCTCTATCTTTATCTCTTTCTCTAACTCTATCTCTATCTCTGGTGGAGATTTCTCGGAGATTTGTCGGACTTTTGTCTGGACATTTGTCCTATCGCTTTCTATTCGTTGTCTATATTCCCTCTTTCTATCAGCCTCGCTACTGCCTTTACCAATGAAGTTTTGAATATCCAACATATAGATAGCACCATTTTCTAGTACATCGATTAGTCCTAAGTCCTTGAAGATTGATAATGCTTGTTTGACTGTTCCTATTTGGTGTCCAGTTACACTTGCCAACATTTCAACGTTGTAAGGAATGCGATCATTAACAACTAACTTTCCATCATTCTTTAGACTTCGTAAGTAGAGTTTTAAAAGAATATTACTGTACAAGTAGCCATCTTTCGTGCTTTCTAATATCTTCAACTCATCGCTGTCAAAGAAATTATCTTTAAGCCGTAGATAGTAATATTTTTTGTTATCGCTCATAGCCACTATCTACCATAGACGTGATCACAAGCGGTTTCTTTATACTGTGGTTTTACTTCCGTAATTTCAACAGCATTTACACACTTAGCTTTTGGTTGCGTTTTCTTAATCACATCAAGCACATCTTTCAATTCTGTAATTTCTTTTTCATTTACTTTGTATTCGCTTTGTGTTTGTTCTAATTTCTCAATGCGTTTCTTCACATATAATTCAACAACATCAATTCTTTTCATGCTAATCTAACCTCTTTCCTAAAAATCAACGTCAATAACTGCGAGTTCCTTTGTTTTATCTTGTCTGTTTTTGGCAATCAAAACTTCGATTTTCGAAAAAACATTATCATAGTTATCAACAATAACGACTTCATTGTTTTCATTAACTCGTTTTAATTTATTGATTAAGTCTTTAACTAACATAAATTTCTATTCCTCTCTTCTAACTTACGTTGTGTTTCCTTTGCAAATACTCCATGTGCTAAGTTCTCGTGGCAATATCTGCACAAACACGCTAGGTTGTTTAATTCGCTTGTACCGCCTCTACCTCTAGGCAATATGTGGTGAACCTCTGTAGCAGGTGATCCACATATCACACAACATGGATAGCCATCTATACTATCTCGTTCAATAGCTTGTGGTCTTGTTATTTTATAGAGTTTATCGTCAAGCCTCTTTCTTTTGTTCACTATCCCACCCCTCTATGAGTGATTGAATGTATTCACTAGGTTCTAACTTGATACCTAGTTGTTCACATTCATCTGTTAAACAATCTATAAGCCTTGCCATTTCTTTTGTGTTGTATACTGACGAGCCGTGGTAACACATGATATTGTGATACCCTTTTAAACTCTGACATTCGCCAGCATCTTCGGCTATCCAACCGATACCATGTGCTTGCCATATCGTTATGTAGCGTTCGACCGCATCCTCACGGACTGGAACATATGTGAAATGTCCACAGTCCTTTATAGCTTTTTTATATACATCTTCTTTTGTTGTGTAGCTATTTTTGCTTAACTCAACTGCAATCTTCTGTGCTATGAGCCAGCAATAAGAATTGGCATTTAGACTTCTTGATTTAGTTTTACGTTTGATTTCTACTGTGTATTCTTTATCAGTAGTAATCTTTGATAGATTATTGTCATGTGGTGCAGGTATTACTACCATTACACCTAATGGCGAACGTAACAGTTCGATGTTATTTGTTGTCCACTTCATAACCTTTTACCCAGTCATATAGCATAGACATTTGGTCTCTCGTAATGTTATCGATCAATCCAACACCAAACATTTTTGTGAGTTGTTGGTTTAGTTGTTCCTTACTAATCCCATGTTTATCAGCAGTTTGTAATACAATTGCATATGCATTGTGAGGGTCATACTCTTTTTCTTTCTTTTCTTTTTCTGCTGTTGCATTGATTTTCGTATCTTGCAAACCTCGATAAACATCAGCACCTACACCAATCATTTTTGCCGCAGTGCCTAGTGCATCTGTAACCGCCATTTTAAATGCCTCATCATTACCATGAATACCGTTCTTATCTTTTTCAATCAAGAAATCACCACCATATCCAATGATTGGTTCACTCCATTCATCACCATTTTTAATAAACAGGTTTACCTTTACATAAAGCATAGTTTCACCTGTTGCCTCTACAGGAACATGAGTAATATCAACTATTTCAAACTTCCAACCAATACCACACATTCCATATGTTTCGGTTAGAATTTCCCATCTCCATTGAGGGTTAATATCAAACTTGCCTTTTAGTTTTCCAAACTCAATCATTTTTAACGCTGATTGAGGCACTTTGGAAACCGCTGTATATCTACTATCCATTTACACCTCGTATTCATATCCACGCATTTCCAAGAATGCGATAACGTCATTTAATTCTTCATTGTTCAAATTAAAAACTTTAACTGTAGCACATTCACTCACTTCACCAACTTCCTTAACCTCGTTTTCAAAGTGGTTAGTTTCTATTGATTGTTTAGCAGCAAGTTCCATTTCACTACGTTCTGTGAATTTTGCGTTAATAACTTCTCGTGCTTGATCTAGTGGCATATCTTTTACAGTTAACCAACATTCTTGAAAGCCTATTGGTGTTACCAAATCATATTGTTGGTTACAGGTATCTACAACAAATTCAATCATGCCTTTCTTTTCCGCTAAAATTTGTTTGTAATCATCATCAGATTGTTGACGTTTAGCAATTTCGATCATCATTCCCTCAATAGAGATTTCAATGTCTTTCATCTTTGCAGTTTTATTTAACCAGCGTTTATCACGTTGTAGTTCTTCCGCATATTCTTCACGCACGTTATACTTTTCAACCATCTTTTCAATAAACTTGTTGATAGTTTCGGTTTTTTCTTGTGCTTCTTTTTCATCAAAGTATTTGATTTGTTCTGCAAGTGGCTTTTCTGCATCATAAACAACTTTTAATACTTCGTTTACTTCTTCCTCAAACAACTCAATCGGTCTTTTGAGTTCACGTTTTTTCTCTTTACAGAATTTATCAAGTGTTGTTCTGTATTTAACGATTTCATTTTTAGCACTTACCATTTCTTTATAGTTATCTTCCGTAACTACAAGTCCTTTATATTTCTCAAGTTGTGCCTCAAAGTATGTTTTGATTTCGTCTTTATTCCATTTGAATACTTGTTCATTTTTACTAACAATTGGTGTTAAATTAATTTCCATTTATTTCTCCTTGTGTTTTGTGTTAAAATACAATTAGAGTAATCTCATAATCACTCTACACGCACGCTTATGGCTTTGGTCGGTCTAGCGTGCTTTTTTTATTTCCCTCACCCAAAAGTTACTCAATATCAGTAGAGAAAAACTGAGTGCAATTTGTAAAAATGCGGTATAGAAATCAATTCTATCGATTTCTACGGAACCTACTGTTCCGATTATCGCTAAAAACGCTGCGATCCTTATCAACCAAATCAATTTCATAATTCTTCTCCTACTATCACTAGCATTTGGCTAGTGATTTTTTTGATTTCACTTTTTAATCTTTTGTTTTCCTGTTGTAGCTTTTCTACCTCTACTTTCATTTTTCTAAATGCTATCGGTGTATACTCATCATCAATACCTACAAGGCTTTCAACTTCCTTTTTGCTGAATCTAACTCCAGCTACTCCTTTTAATTGATGAAGTGTGCCTTTATCTCTCATGTTGTATACGCTTGTTTCGGTGCATTTTAGAAGTTTTGCTACATCAGATACTGTATAAACTAAACTATCCATCGCTTTTCGTTCCTTGCGTGTAAATCAGCAGTTCTAGCTAACTTTACCCAAGATAGAATGACTTTCTTATTCCATCTGGATTGATTACGTTTAGGCCATTTTGATTTGATGAGTTTTCGCCAGTATTGGCCGTACTCATCGTTACGGCCTGCATAACCGAATGTAGGCAATTTTCGTCCATACATTCTGTTTGCCACTCTTAAATCATTTTGATTTTGTACTAGCATTACTTCTCCTTTCTAATCTTCATACGGTGTATTTTTAGTTGTTATTATGCATCCTGTAGTATTATCTACTAATGCCCAATCTGGATTGTATTCAATAGGCAATTGTTGCAAAAAGTTATAAGCAGAACCAATTGTTGAAAAATTCCAGCATTGATTGTTACCGATTTCTTTTAAGCTAAATCTAAACATAGTTTCTCCCTTTCTCTACTTAAAGTAGACTAATATGGCAAAACAATATCATCAATAGTAACAGAATATAACTTGCATAATGTAATTAAATTTGCATAATCGATTTCTGTTTTACCATTTTCCCAATTGTTTATTGTGAGCTTTGATTTCTTCATTTTTTTAGCTACTTTTTCTTGAGATAAATTTGCATTAACTCGTGCTGCTTTTAAAGAAATTTTCAATCGCTTCAACTTATCACTCCTTTCTTCGATTATTAGTATAGTTTACTTAAAGTAGAATGTCAATACTAAAAGTAAACTTTTTTATAAAATGGTATTGTGTATTACCACTTTAAGTATTAATATATAATTATACAGGCGAGAAGAATAGGAGTTTATCATGAATTCTGATTACAAAAAGGTATTTGCTAAAAATTTAAGTAATTTATTAGCAAGAAACAAAAAGACACAAGCCGATTTAGTAGCCGATTTAAAATTAAACAAATCAACCGTTTCAACATGGGCTAACGGAACTAAAATGCCTAGAATGAATAAAATAGAACAGTTAGCTAATTATTTTGGTGTAGAAAAATCAGATTTAATAGAGGACAAATCTGATACAAACGAACAGTATTATAATGATCCATCTGTATCAGAATATGCACAAGCAGTAAAAGATAACCCAGATTTAAGACTATTGTTTGATGCTAGTAAAGACATGTCAAAAGATGATATAGACTTTGTAATAAATACTATTGAAATGTTAAAGAAAAGAGAGGGTAAATAATATGGTTATATTTGCACTTATTATATTGTTAATAGTTATCATCATCGCATTTTATATTTTGACTAACTCAACAAGCTTTCATGACCAGATTGGATTTAAGAAATTTAGTTCTCTTTGGCGTTCTGAATGTGAAATAACAAAAATGCGAAATGAAACCCCAGATAAATATATGGCTACATATATTTACGCTATGAGCCTATTTGATAATGATATTACAATTTGCGACTTTATTATGAAAGAAATAGATATAAATGGTGGTTCGTTGCTTTATACAGAAGTACTTAAAAATCACGAAATAAGCGATTTAGAGTTAAAGAAATTAAAAATGGTTGCTGATGTTTATCCTTTTGATCCTCAGCTAGTTTTATTTATGCATCTTAAAACCAAATATCATGGAAATTTAGCAAGTAAATACGCTTATGATTTATTATCAGTAAAATTAAAACCGTGGTTTTATAGAATAAAATAATATACTAGATGTGTAATTTTTCACGCATTTTGTCTTGTACAATAACCCTATAAGGGGATGATAGTATGAACATCAATTTGATATATATAAAGCTACGCAAAACACAAATAGCAATATTAAAGTTAAATGATGACGGAACATATACAATCCTAGTTAACAGCAATAAGCCACAAGATATACAAAGGCAAGGAATACTACATGAATTAGGTCATATCATACATGACGATATGTACAACACCGCTAATGTTGATTTAATTGAGCGTATGGCTCATGCAAGGGAAATGGACGATGTAGAGGGTATTAACTTTTATACGCACATCATATGAGGTGAATTATGCAATACAATTTCACTATCAGAAAAAAGGACGGAGGCTTCCAAATTATAGTTAGCTACAAAGACGGTTATAAGTGGAAACAGAAATCCAAACAGGGTTTTGCCACACAAAGAGACGCTAAACTTTATGGGCAAGAAATTGTCGATAACCTAAAAAAGACTATCACCAGTCCACTTGATGATAGTCTAAAGGATATTACACTTATTGAGTTTTACAGAATATATACAGATGAAAACAAAGCAAATGTATATTCTACATTCAAAGCATATGACAATGCATTTCAGAAATTCAACAAACTATTTAATATGAAAGTCAAAGACATATCTGAAATACACATCCGAAAAGTAATTAACGATTTGCAACAATCAATAGCTAGTAAGAATATGTGCATCACGATAATAACAAAAGTATTCGCTTATGCTGTATCACCATATAGGATTATCAATAGTAGTCCTTGCAAGAATATTAAGCGGTTACACAAAACACAAACAACTAAAATCAACGCTATAAATGAAGATGATGTAGCGCACCTGTTAACATCGTTAAAAGGCCACAATTACAAATACTATATCGTGTGTTCTATTGCTGCTTATACAGGTATGAGGTATGGCGAAATCTTAGGTCTTACATGGGATGATATAGATTTTAACAATGCAATTATTGATGTGAATAAACAATTCGCATATAGTGGTGAAAGCACGTATGCGATCCGTAACCTAAAAACTAAAAACAGTTACAGAAAAATACCTATACCACCAATACTAATTGAAATACTTCTTGAATATAAAAACACCACCAGTGGATTATATCTATTCAACAATCCAACTGGCGGTACTGGTGCAGTATCGGTAATGATTAAACGATATTTACCGAACACATCCATCCATGATTTAAGGCACACATACGCTACAAGGCTATTAGCAAATGGTGTAGACATAAAAACAGTAGCATCATTGTTAGGTGATACTGTTGATACAGTAATCAATACATACATCCATTACACGGATGAAATGAGATTAAAGGCACATGATAGTGTGTCTAAAATTTTTGGTTAG